TGCCCCAGCCGGGGAAGTCGTGCGGCGAGTGATCCGACGTCGGGTCGTGCAGCGCATCGCCGATCAGGCCCCACGCGTCGTCTGGCGTCGCCGGCGGCCGCGCGCGCGGCGCCCCGACCTGCAGCTGCTGATGCAAGACCAGCAGCGATCGTGCGGCCCTCCACGCCATCGATTCCTCCTTCACCCATCAAGATCATGCCCGACCGGATCACGAAACCGGGGTCACGACGGGATGGGCTGCAGCCACATCCGCGAGCCGGCTCGCACGGTGAGGTTGTTGGCGTTGGCCACCCGCTGGGCCCACTGCATCCGGAACGTCCCGCCGGTCGAGCCGACCTGCAGGCTCCCGTCGAACTTGTAGCTGAACGACGCGGCGTTGGTGGTGCCGAAGTTTTTGGAGCTCGTCGGACTGCTGGTCTCGTTCTGCCAGCCAGCCCATTCGATCTCTTCGTTGGCGGGCGACGCGTTGTAGTTGATGTGCGGCGCCGTCACGGCGAGGTCGAGCGTGCAGCCGGACGGCATCGTCCATGCGATCTTGATGTCGGTCACGCCGACACCGCCGGCCTCAATGGCCAGCACGACGACCGACACGGCGTAGGTGGTGTTCGCAGCCACCGTCACGAACAGCTCGTTGTCGTCCTGCAGCGTGGTCCCGGACGAGCCGCTGTTGACGTTCTCGTCGGTGCCCTTGCGCACCAGCTTGCCGACGAGCTGCTCGAGCGTCGAAGCGCGCAGCTTCTGCAGCGCGAAGAACACCGTCATGGGGCCACCCTCTTTCTACAAGCCGATCACAGCGGGGTCCCACGCGGTGAGCGTGGCGCCGGCCGGCACGGCGCGCAGCACGTCGGCACCGACGAGCGTCAGGGTCTGTTGGGTGCCGGTCGGCGCGCTGATCGCGCTGACACCGACCTTCAGCCCGTCGAGGTTGATGTACAGCCCGTCGAGGTCGTCGGCGTAAGTGGACACCGCGGGGTGGGTGAGGGTGGCACCGATACCGACCTCCACCGTCACCGAGGTTCCGCCGGCTGCGAGGGCGGCAACGGTGGTAACGGTGTCGACCTCGAGCCAGCCGATGAAATCTCCCGTGTCACCGGTCTCGTCGGCGATCACCGTCACGGCGTCGGCGTCGTACGGCTCGACGTTGAGCGTGGCGTCCCATTGCTTGCTGTTCCAGTGCTCGATCCAGCCACGCAGCGACAGCGACCGGTCGGGCGTGTGCCCCGTGTCGATGCCGAGCGCGTCGACCCGGTCCAGTGGCAGGGTCTCGAGCCACTGCTGGGCCTTGGCCGCGGTGACCGGTTTGGCGAACTCGACGGCGAGGGCCGGCCAGCGCAGGCCCGGTACGGTGCCGCGGCCGACCTTCCAGGCGGCGATCTGGTCGAGCTGGTCGGGATCGTTGACTCGGTGGTCACCGCCGGTTTCATACTCGCCGACCGTGTCCGTCCCGAGGTCGCCTTCCTCCTGCTCGAAGGTTCGGTCGGCCGCGGTGTGCGGGTCGGACGCCGTGTACGTGTTCACTCGATCCCGGTCGGTGTGCTCGCCCTCGATGGGTCCGGGGAAGTCGCCGGCGGCGGCATCGAGGGTGAGGGAGGCCGGTCGGCTGTAGGCCCGCTGCCGGGTGTAGTACTGCAGGCTCGGGCTCAGGCCGTCGACCAGCAGCCCGCCGTCCACGTCGATCGCGTCGTAGATCAGGTCGAGGTACGCCCCGGCGCGCTGCGGGCCCAGCACGTCGTCCGCGTCGCCGATGATCTGGAGGGACACTCCGGCCTCGTCGCTGAGCCGGGCCAGGCGTTCGGCGACCGTCTCGCCGGTGTGCCCGCGGAACGCGGCGAGGGTGTCCTCGGTGGTGTTGGTGCGGTCCCACACTGCGAGGTGCCCGAAGTTGGGCACGGCGCGGTCGGCGTCGTCGTCGTAGTTGACGACCACCGTGGTCACGACGCCGTTGGTGCCGGCGAGGGAGTTGGTGATCACGGTCGTGCCGTCGACCTTGACCGTGAAAGCGATGTTGCCGAAGTCCTGTGTGGCGTCGATGCGGACGTGATGCCATTCGTTGTCGTCAATGCCTACACTCGACGTGTACGAGCCCGACCCGCCGGACGAGGTGTATTGCAGCACGACGCCTCCCTCCCCCGCCGGCTTTGCGGTGAGGTTCCAGCGCTCGATCGAGCCGCGCACGTTCCAGTCCATGATCGAGATGTAGTTTCCACCGCCGGTGGCGATCGGCGGCATCTTGGCCACGAACTCGATGCGGTGCAGCACGGTGCCGAACACCGACGTGCCGTACAACGCCGGGATCACGCCGGTGAGCTGGCCGCCGGCACCGTCGCGGGAGAACTGCGCGAGGGGGAGGGAAGACGGCAGGCTGTCGTCGCTGGTGCCGAACGAGACGGTGCCGGACGTGACGGTCATGTCGGGTACACCGCTGCGCGCCGAGGCCCCAACTGTGGCGCCGCCGCCGCCCTCGAGCGGCCAGTACGCGCGCGGGAACGCCCGCTCCATGGATTTGCGCAGGGCGGAGAATTTCTTGGACTTGCCCTTGGCGATGCGCCGCAGCGGGCCGTTGGCCAGGAGCCGGACAACCCGGTCTCCGCCCGGGCGGCGGCGTGGTGACCACTCGGTGGCGAAGCCGTAGAACCGGCACGATGGACCCGAGCCGATGTCGAGTCGGGCCCGGATCGGGGTGTTCTCCCGGATGCCGGGCCAAAACTTCCCGAGCGCGTTGCCGAGGGTGAAGTCTCCGCCGTTGTCCTGGTCGTTGCGGAGGGTGGCGGTCAGCGAGGCCGAGATGAGACGCTTCGCCGCGCCGCCGCGCGCGTACCCGATATTGATCGTAATTCCGGGGTTCCACTGCACGTAGGGCGCGGTGATCGGCGTCCAGACCAAGGTCGCGGGGTCGGCGGACAGGTCGGCGTCGAACGCCGCTTCCAGGGCCTGGCGGCCGGCCGGAAATACATCGGTGAGGAATTCGTGGCCGAACGGTGCCGACGCGTCATAGGACGGCTGCGGCTCATAGAGATCATGAGCGTAGACGTCCTCGTCGGCGAAGAACCCCCATTCGTCACGCATCGGCTTATTCGGCGATCGCGATCCAGCAGAGCATGTTGGTCGTGGTGTTCATCTTCGCCCGCACGCGCAAGATGCTGGACACCGAGACCACTGGCCGTTCCGCCGGCGTGAACACCTTCTCGTAGTTGCACCACTGCGAGCCGCTGGCCGTGGCCTCGACCACCTGCTGGTCGAACATCCGGGTGGCGGTGATGGCTCCTTCGCCGGTCGAGGTGTAGCCGGTCGCCGTGGCGCCCAGTGTCAGCAGCGAAGCGGGCAGGCCGGCGTCGAGCGGCTGCACACCGGACGCCACGTGCGCGGTGACGGTGGCCGCCACGGCGCCGGTCTCGAGCAGCTCGATCTGGCCGTTCTCCGCCTGGTCGATCGACCAGCCCCAGGACAGCACGGTCAGCTTGCGGGTGGCCGGCGCGGCCAGCTGCAGCATGGTCTTGATGCTGGTGCCCGTGGCTACGGGGGTCATCACCGCGGTCGTCGCCATCGGCGCGTTGTAGATCTTGTACCTGTGCATGATCGGCCTTCCTAGTCCACGATCGCTTCGCTGAAGATCTGCAGCTCGCCGGAGCGCTGGCCGGCCATGACCAGTTCGTACAGGGCGCCGGAGCCGGTGAACCGGAACTCGTGGACAACCCGTCCGCCACCGCGCCCGCCGCCGGCGGCGAGGTCGCGCAGCATCTGCCGGCCGGTCCCGGCCGGGATGACCGTGGAGCCGCTCGGGGTCCGGATGATCTCGCCGGTGCCCGCCCCGCCCCAGTCGTTGACCTCGGCCATGCCGGAGCCGGTCGGCCCGCCGTGCGCGAGCGGCGCGTTCAGTGACTGCCCCTTGCTGTGGTAGTTGACGTACACGTTCGCCACTGCCACCCGGCCGTCGATCTGGTCGAGGCGCTGGCGCAAGCTCTCGCCCTGGCGCAGACTCTCGGCGAGCCCTGGCACCCGAACCTCGGCCGTGGTGCTTGGCGGCACGGCGCCGAGTGAGGCGATGAGCGCGTCGACCTGCTGCTGGGTAAACCCGGCGGCGTACGCCGCCTGGCGGAGCCTCTCGATCTGCGCGTCGTACGCGGCGTTCGCTCTGGCGATCGCCTCGACGTTGCCGTCCGCGGTCTCGATGGCCTGCTGGCGCTGGCGCTCGAGCAGTGCCACCTGATCCATGATCACGCGGTTGTTGTCGATGCCGGCCTGCGTCGTAGTGTCGAGCGTCTTCGCGCCGTCCTCGAGTCCATCCTTGAGGTCGAGCCAACCCTGGGCTACGGCCAGGTTGGCATCGGCCATCGCGAGCTGGGTGTTGCGCAGCTCGGTCAGCGCGTCGTTCAGGGCCAGGGTCTCCAGCGCCGCCTGCGCGCCGGCCTCGGCCATCTCGCCCCAGTCGAACGCGGTGTTGCGGGCCGCGTCGCC